GCTAGGGCCGTGTGCTTATGTCTAGTTACTATATTATACAAATATATAAAGGTCAACTGCTTTTCTTAGGCTTTTTCCAGCTCGCTCGTATGCCGTGCTCAAGCTGCGCCTGCGCGTCCGCGCAACCCCATGCCACCATGCATTTGTAGCCCTCGGCAATCCGTGCCTCGCCAAACGCGCGCTGCTCTTTGCTTAGCCGTCCGCCGTCCGCGCGCTTGAATTCGATCCAGGTAAAGCGTGCTGGTAAAAACAGATCCCAGACGCCGGCCGTCATGCCTTCCAGTAGCAGCCGGCCGCGCTCCGCCTTGCCGCGGCGGCCGGCGTTCGGTATGCCGATGATCTGATCTGGCTGCGTCTTGCGCCACCACGAAACGAAATCGCGCTGCTCTACGTGCTCAGAACGGCACGCACCCGTCGTACTCGGGGCAGTCGTTTTCTTGCTCGATATAGTCTTGCGGCGGGCTGGCTTCGAATATCTCACAGTGTCCCTCGTCATCCAGATTGAAACAGGTAGCGCAGCACCTAAGCTGGCGCGCGGGTTGCGGCATCTGCCGGGCTTTTGCTTTCAAAATGTAGTTCTGCGACTCGCTCATATTTTCCATCCGGCTTTATCCTGATAAACGTAGGCTGCGGCAAGCCAGGCGCCATTGCCAGCAGATCGTCGGTAGTGCGCGGGCACGTCACGCCCCATGCCGAAAGCTTAGCCGCGGCCATTTGGGTGGCTCGGCCGCCGTGCTCGGGGCACAGCCAGTCCTTGTGCGTCTTCAATCCGCAATGGTACTCCACGCGCACACTGTCCGGTTTGCCGGGCTTCTTGTGGCGCTTGTAATCAACCCCACGCACTGCCACCCATTGCGGCTTGCGCTGGCTGGCCAGTACCGCGCCGTCATAGGCTTCGGCCTCATGGTTGGGCCCGTTGTCCGGGAACTCATAGCCACAGTCAGGGCACGCCTTGGCGGACAGGTGCACCACCGAAAAGCAGGATGGACACGCCTTCGCCGGGGCATCGCCGGGCTTGTCGCCAGGTGTCTTCGGCGCTGTCATGTTGATTTGGTCTATCGGGCCATGGCGCTCCACGTTCCCCCCATAGTCCAGCAGCAGCGCGTTGTCTTTGCCGGGATGCGTGCGCATGATGCGCCCCACTACCTGCACATATTTGGCCACGCTGGCCGTGGCAAACAGCAAGGCGCACAGGTCGCAGATCGGCGCATTAAAGCCGATCGTTAACACGTCGATATTGATCAGGCACCGCAGGCCGCCGGCGCGAAATAGCTCGATGGTGTCGGCACGCTCGCCCTTGGGCGTTTGGCCGGTAATGATGCGCGCGTCGATACCGCGCTCTTGCATCGCCCGCTGAATATGCTCGGCATGCTCGACGCCGGTGGCATACACTAGCCACGCACGGCGGTTGTGGCCGTACTCTATGATTTCGTCACAGGCGGACTCCACCAGGCCGCCGGAGTCCATGGCCTCGAAAACTTCGGCGCTGATAAATTCGCCATACCGCTTGTGCAGGCCGTCAGTGTCGGCCACGTCGGCGCCACGCTTGCTGACGACTTCGCACAGATAGCCCTTGTCAATCAGTGTTTGTACGTCGATGTCATAGGTGATTTTGTCGAATAGCGCGCCCTTGCCTTGGTCAAGCCGGCCACTGTCCAGCCGGTACGGGCTGGCGGTATAGCCGACGAATCGGCACTGCGGGTTCATCAGCTTGAGCGTCTCCACAGTCTTGCCGTACATGGTTTGCGTCTTGCGGGGGAGCAAATGGCACTCATCGATGATGCAAATATCAAACGGCTCCAGCTCATGTATCCGCCGGTGCACCGTCTGGATGCCAGCAAACAACACGTCGGCGTAGCGATCCTTGCGGCCCACACTGGCGCTGTAAAAACCTGTCGGCGCCTCGGGCCACACGCGGCGCAGCTCGGCTTCATTCTGCTCCAGGATCTCGGCGCGGTGCGTCAGTATCAGCACGCGCGCGGCGTAGTCTTGGCATAGCTGGCGCGTGAGTTCGGCGACAAGCAGCGACTTGCCGGCGCCGCAGGGCGCCACGATTAGCGGGTTGCCTTTGTCGGTGCACCAGTAGTCCCAGATGCTGGCGAGTGCGGCGGCTTGGTAATCGCGTAGTTTAATCATGGGTGGCCGCCGGCTCGTGGCTAAGTTCCTGCAACTCCGCACCCATACCCATGCGCAACGCTTCCATATCGTCACTCAGCGGCAACGCGGCGGCGTGCTCTATCTCGCGGGACGTGTAGCTGTGCCGGCCGTATGGGCCGTTGCGGAATGTGGCGCCTGGCCGGCCGCCGGCAGTGGTGGTGGCTTGGTACTCCACAAAATCATCCCCCGCATCGACGGCCTTGCCAATCCCTACCAGCCCCGGCCGGTACAGGTGGTCGCCGCACCCCGCGCGCTGCGTGGCTTCGTCTAGCGTCGTGTCATGCTTGGCGCAGTGCCACGTGCCGTCACGCTGTGCTGTGCTGTGCAGGCAGGTGCGGCAGTTGACTTCGGCGTTACCCCCTGTATGGCATAGCGCGTGCATGGGACACATTTTGCACTGATACCACGCCGGATCGTCGCTGATTTTCTGCGTGTCGCTGGCGTCTTCGCTGAATATTATGCGCTCGGCGCGATCCATGTAGCGCTCGGCTGTCTTTTTTATATATGTCGCGCGCTCCATGTATAGATCATCGGTATTTTTATTCACGATCAGGTACAGCGCGCGCTCCATGCCGGACAAGTGCATGCCAATCTGCATCTGTACATAGTGCTGCGGCTTGTCTTTCTCGACGCCTTTTTTCTTGGTGCCCGCGAAAGATTTGTCATTTGCGGTCTTGAATTCCAGGACATGCCAGGCGCTAGATTCCGGGATGCCTTGCGTGCAGCCGTCCAGGCTGATGCCGAAATGGCCGCCGAATGCGGGGAAACTGAATTGCCGCCCGCTTGCCGGGTCAACGTCATACACCTTGGCGCCAGTGGCGCGCAAGTCTGCCACCAGGCGTGGCTCCTCGTGATTGCCATGGTCGAATAGCCGCAGCTTGCGGCCGTCGTGTTCTTCATGGCCAGCCCAGTGGAATTGCAGCCATAAGTAGCGCGTACAGTGGTGACCAATCTGGCTGCCGCCAAGGTGCATGCGGTGGGCCGGCTCACGATTGGCGACGTAGGACTCGTAGATGCGTTGGACGGTTTGGGTGGGTAGGTGTTTTGTTATGTCGGTCATTTGATATACCTGCTTTTTTTAGAAATAGGGCCGCTCTCACCGGCCCTATACCACTCGGCCTACTTTTCCCAGGGCTTCTTGGCAGGCGCGGCCGCGGCCGGGCTGGCAGCAGGCGTACTGGCAGCCGGGGCCGCCAAGCTTCCGTCGGCGGGCTCGTAGCCCTTGATATCGTTGCTGGCCTCGTAGTCACCCTTGGCCGGGCGAATCGCCACTTTTGCGCGTAGCGGCTTGTCGTGCAGGTCGCTGGAGTCCTCCGGCGACATGACGCCGACAGCACGGCAGATGGCGGACAGCGTGCGTTGTGCGATATCGACGGCGGTCTGGTTCGGGTTGTCCAGGTTCAGGCGCTCAAACAGCACGCGGTTATTGTATTCCCCGTCGATAACATCCAGGCGCAGTTGCAGGTATTTGCCTGTACCTGCCTTGGTGTCCTTCATTTCGCTGTCAACGATCATGACGTTGTACCAGCCGGCCGGGATGGGATCGAATCCAGTTTGCGGCTCGACGTCTGCGGCGTTGAATCCTGTGAGGTTGCTCATGGTGTTTTCCTTTGGTTGGTGGTGCGGTGTTTATTCGGTGGTGGGTGCGGTGGCCTGGTAAAACGGCACATGCTCGGCAAACGCGCCCCATTCAAGCGGCACTGTGTCCGGCATGCTGTAGCGGTTTTTGGCAATGACGGCTGGGGTTTCGGATACCTGCAACTGGCGCTTGCCTTTCGTGACGGCCTTGTTCTTGGCCTCTTCGGACTTCTTGACGTGTACCGGCGTGTTGGCAAAGCCGATCACGTCCGCCTGTTCTACCATGAGCGCGAACGCCCGCTTGTGGAGCTTGATCTGATACCGGTCGTATGGGTCAGCGTCCGGCGCGTCATATCGGACAATTGCGCTATGCGCAATCAGGATTGGCGTTATTCCTTTGTGTGAAAGCGCCTTGCAAGCGCTCATAACGTCATTCCAGTAGTCCATGGCTAGAATGTAGCCCTTGCCATAGCCGATTTCCTCATGGTTTTTCACCCCCGCATCGCGGGCAACTTGTGCCCAGATCAGCGGCTCCAATGCTGACAGGCTGTCGATAACAACAGACTGGTACCCGTGGCCGTCATCGAACAGCGACGCCAGCGCGTCGATAACGTCCTGGTAGGTTTCCGCCGGCGGGAAGGCGTCCACGTCCAATGCGCCCAGGCCGTCCTCGGCGCGGATCACAATGGGGTTAGGCGCATGCGCGGCGAAGTAGGTTTTACCCGCGCCTGGCGGGCCGTGCACTACAATAAGCGGTGCGCGGCTGATGGTGTTGCGTTTGATGCTGTCTAGTGAGATAGACATTATTTTGCTCCTTTAATGGGCGCCACAGACACGCCCGGCTTGCCGGGCTTAACCGTCACGGCATCAGCAACGGCCGCATAAACATCCGGTTCGTTGTCCTGCAGGTAGCGAAGGCCGCCGACATCCAGTGTCGGCTGGTAGCTAATCGGCCGCAGCGCTTCGGGGATGCTGTGCTCAATCTCGCGCCACTTGTCGGCGTCGAGCGTGCGGGTCATGCGGCCTGTGACGGTAATCCTGCAATCGCCTGCGGCGTGGCGTCTGGCTCCTTCGTCGCGGACTCCGGTATGCTCGATGATGTCCTGTTCAATAAGTATGCGGGCGTCGCGGGCGGCGTTTTCGTCTGCCTTGGCAGCCTGCCATTTGTGGGCTAGTTGGGTTAGGTTGGTCATTTGTTTTGCTCGGTTGATGTGTTGACTGAGCGTGTAATGTAATGCAGAATGCATGGCATGTCAACAACCCAGAGAGAGAAAACATGATGAACCTTGAGCAAGTAAGAGAAGCGCTAGCAGACCGAAACGCGCGGGAGGTGTCCCGTCGCTGCGGTGTACATGAGGCAACCATACGGCGCATCAAGAACGGCACGGCGCAGAATCCCAGCTTCGGCGTGATGACGATATTGATTGAATACCTAGAAGGGAGCAAGTAATGCATATTGAAATGAAATGGCCCGTTCCCCGCGAACGCGGGGATGAACCGTATCCCGTGCCAGCCGCAATGCCTGCTAGCACCCGTTCCCCGCGAACGCGGGGATGAACCAGGTTGCTCATGGTGTTTTCCTTTGGTTGGTGGTCCGTTCCCCGCGAACGCGGGGATGAACCGAATACGAGGCCATGCAGCAGCGGGGCAGCTTTCCGTTCCCCGCGAACGCGGGGATGAACCGAAATACGCCGATATTGCCATTACGAAATATGGCCGTTCCCCGCGAACGCGGGGATGAACCGCATACCCATTGGATCAAGGCCCGCTAGAAAAGGACGGATTCATCCTATATCACAGCGGACAAGAGGCAGTGACTACATGACACCCCAAGACTACATAACCCACGGCTGGGCGCTCTGCGCCATCCCCGCTAACAGCAAGGCGCCGCGCGGTAGTGGCTGGCAGCAGGCCGGCGCTGCGGCCGCCGAGTGCACCGCCAACATGGGCGTGGTACACGGCCTGTCCGGCACGTGCGCGATCGACATTGATGATATGGCTTGCGCACGTGACGCCCTGGCCGCGGTCGCCGTGGATCTGGACGCGCTACTAGCAGCGCCGGATGCCGTGCAGATCAGCAGCGGGCGCGAGAACCGCGCGAAGCTGCTGTATTCCGCGCCGGCCGACGGGCCGAACAAGCGCCACGCTCTCACGTGGCCAGATACCGGCTGCGTGCTGGAGCTGCGCGCGGGTGCGACGCAGGACGTGTTGCCACCCTCAGTACACCCAGACACTGGCGCGCCTTATGAGTGGATAGGCGACTGGCGCGCACTGCCGGAGCTGCCGGACGCGCTGGCTAAAATCTGGCGGGAGTGGGGCTTAGCGAAGGAAGCCATGCAGGCGGCCTGCCCATGGGCCAAGGCACAGCCGGCGCGTGTGCCGCAAGGCGTGACGGCCAGGACATACAGCCCGCCCGCGGGGGGCGGCGATGTGATTGGCACATTCAACCGTGCCTATTCGCCAGGCGATAGCTTGGTCGCAAACGGCTACCGTGCCGCGGGCACGCGCTGGATGGCGCCTGACAGCAGCACGGGCATTCCAGGCGTTGTTCGGCTGCCTGACAGCGACCGCATATACAGCCACCATGGCAGCGACCCACTCAGCGACGGCTTCAGCCATGACGCGTTTAGTGTGTACTGCCAGGTGGAATGCAACGGCAATGTGTCCGCGGCCGTGGCCACCGCGGCGGATATGCTGGGGCTAGAGACGCCGCCGCTAAGCGCTGAGGATCAGCGTATTGTGGATGGGGTGATGGGGCGTGTGGCGCCTAGCAATGTGATCGACATTAAGGCCAAGGCGCCGAAGGAGCCCGTAAAAGAGACGCCGCCAGATCCAGGCCCCATACCGGTAAACATGCTGAAAACCGCTGAGCAATGGCTGAAAGATCAGGTGCACTCATACAAGCACGATGCAGTGCGACAGGTGGTGCTTTCGTTTGCCGGCGCCACGACAGCACGTCGCTATGTGACCCGGCAAGGCCAGCCTACAACTACTTTTTTCGGTGTCTGCGATAGTAGCGTGGCTGGCATGCGGCCGATGAAGGGCGCAATTTTAGGGCTTACTAAAGCTATCGGCGACCGTCATTCAATGCGTGGCGGCAAGCTATCATCCGATTATCTGGTATATAGGGCGCTGCTCAGGTGTCCGCGCTTGTACTGGATAACGGACGAATACGGCTATGCCGTACAAACCGCGCGCAAGCAGCAGAATGGCGCGCAGGAGTCGGCGCTTGCTGTGTTGCATGATTGCTATACGGGATCGACGCTTTATATCGACCCGGATACGGCAGTAAGTGGCAACAAGGAGCGCCGCTGGGATGAGTGCGATATTTATCACCCGACCGTCACGATGATGTCCCTTCTATCCCATGATCACCTGTCGGCGCTGGCACAGCGCAGCGAGTACGGCCGCGGCACGCTGCAGCAGACGTTGATGGTTATCCCCAGCGAGGATGCAAAACTTAGCGATGGGCATAGGCCCGAGATACCGGCGGCATTGATCGAGCACGCCAAGAGCGTGCGGTCAGTGCCTGGCATTGCGGGTGCTGAACAGACGGCTACCATGCCGCCGCAGATGACGACGGTTAGCGAAGGCGACAACGTGCATGAGATATATGAACACGCACGCGCGCGGATGATTAGGTATATGGATACGCCAGAGCGCCAGGCGTGGCGGGGCATGGTGCATGGCTACATGCAATCCGTGCGGCGCATGGCGTGCAGCCTGGCGGCTTGGGATGAGCCGGAGCGTCCGTGTGTCACTGCCGAAATCGCGGGCTGGTGCGGACTATGGGCCGAGCGGTGCTTGATGCAGATCGTGCCGCGGCTGGAGGTGACGGCGCTGGATCATGATGGGCCTGATGTTTTTCAGCGTGTCCTTGAGGTGCTGTTTACACGCGGCAAGAACATGACTGCAAGAGAAATCGCCAAGACTTGCAGGCCGTTTCAGTCTCTGACGCAAGCCGAACGTGACGAGTTGCTAACCCGCATGGCAGATGACGGCTATGTCATTGCGACAAAGACCAGCCAGTCGATTAAATACATGGCGGCCAAGCAATGAATAAGGCATTGCGTACGGCGGCTGTCGGTGGTATAACTGGACGCATGAGCGAAAACACGTCAAATAACCTATTGAATTGCATGGCTAACGTGCAAAAGGTGCCGACAGGTGCCGACAGGTGCCGACAGGGGGTGTCGGCACCTAATTTTTTAGCAGAATCAGCAGCATACTAAGGGTGCCGACGCCGCCGACACTTATATGTATATAGAGTATATAAGGGTGTCGGCACCCCACCGTCGGCACCTTTGATTAAAGCATTGATGTATAAAAGAAAAAAGGTGCCGACACCCCCTAAAAATGCCGCCGGCACCGTCGGCACCTTAGAAAAATGATTGCCCCAACGCCGTAACTACGGCACAATAAACCAACGGCTGTGGTGGCCCTAAGATATTCAGTGATAAACAAAAGTCTGTCGTTCTTCCCGAGGTGTATCACTGCACCGCCACCACCGGGTAGGACGACAGACTTTTTTTTGGGATTACATATGACACTCACCCCCCAGCAACAAACAGCCGCATCGGCTATTTTACAATGCCTGTCAGGCGAAACAGACCACACCCACACAGTCTTGGCCGGACACGCCGGCACAGGCAAGACCTACACCGTGGGC